TCGATACCCACTTATTGGAGATGGCGCTGGGAAGTTAGAAGTAGTTTCACTAAACCAAGGACCATCTTGTGCCCCTATAATAGAAGAAGATGTTATAAAACCAATTTCGGTTCCGGTTTGACCATTATATATTTTATTAGCAGCAAATAATTCAAAGTCACCATCCCTACGATTAATCATAACTGACCACCAACCATCATTTACAAATGGTAAAGATATATCTGCTGATGTATTAGGATTTAGTGAATATTCAGGGAAGAATCTTAAGTTAGCGTATTGGTTATTTGGATCAGCAATAGATCCATCAAACGATCCTGAGTCCAATAGGGTAGTATCGTATTCTAAAACTAATCTTACATCATTTCCATTATCTAAAGTCCATAAGGATTGAGATTGTGGGGTTAGGGATGATGATGGGGGGAGTTTAAACCTAAATTGTAAGGATTCAGGAACATCATCCGGGGCACCCCAAGTTGGGTTAACACTCCAATCTGTTGAGATTATTCCATCATCCCCCGTAGAATAAGCATAGTTGTATTTGTTATACCAATAATCGTAATCGTTGGTATTAACTTTATCCTTACCTCCAAACTCACTAATACGTAAAATAGTATCAGGGATACCATATATGTTAAGTAAAGTTTTAATACCAGCTACAGTACCCTTAGACTTAAGTAAATACGGTAAGTTGTGGTATAAACGTTTGTAGATGCGTTTATTAACGTCATCCAATGGAACCGCGTCAGTTGAAGATGAAATAAAAGTATCAACGTATTCAAACCCTTCAGGGGTAGGTAAACTACCTGTTATGTTGGGGAATGGGAATAAACTCCCAGATGGGGTTAAACCTAAAAATGAAGAATATATGTCATCCGAAGAGAAGTTGTTTTGGTAAATCTTTAAACTAAAATCTCTTAAAGTTTGTGCTATTAAATCTTTTGATATACCAGCATCTATCCTATTATCAGCGTTATATTTGTTAGTAGTATCTTTTAAATAAATCCAAATATTATCAAAGTGTTGACCTATCATCTCAACAAACTCGATATATTGTTGGTTTGCTGGATCGTTTCTTAAATATTCTGGGATGTTATAGTATAAGTTATCTTGGTTTAACTCATCATAAGTTGCTGCGGATGATGTTTGTTCGTTATACCAAGTAATAGCATTTAAGTCTGTGGTGGGTAGGTTTTGGTATGGTGGTTCTGTGTTTGATTTAGGCCAAGATTTTGAACCACTTGTAAAGTATAAGAAATACTCGTACCCATCAAAGTTTGTGATTATATCACCTATTAGGTTATCATAATATACTTTAGAACCCGATACTGCTTCGGTTCCAGGAACGTTAGAACCTGAAATCGATGAAGATTGGTATGATTCTATTAACTGGAGTTTATATTCAAAGTTTTCAATCCTAGATTGGATTGATGAAAAGTTAACAAAGTTAGAGTATTCTGAGTAATCTACGTTGATTTGAATACCTTCTTCGTTAAATAAGCTTTGGAGTTGTTGATACGAACTCGTTAAAGGTGAGGAATCTAAACTTGATAAAGAAACAGCTTGAGTACTATTATTAATCTGATCCTTCATAGATAGATTAATATTAGGTCCTTTTAGTTGGATTGAAGAATCTTCTTCCTCTAAAATCTCATCAGCAAAGGTTACGTTATATGCAACTGGGTTTGATACTTCTTCCACTACCCATAAAGTTAATTTAACGTTAAACTGTGGGGGTAGGGGTTCATATAACTTGATTAAAACCGTATTACCATCTAACTGAATATTGTTAGCGATTACAGTTCTATTAGAGCCAAAGTTAAGTAAGAAATCTGGGTAGTATTCATCTGCTGTTCTCTCAGTTATAAAATCTGTTACAGAAGAAATAATATCAACATCATCGATATCGTTAGAATCTAATCTAATCTCAGTTCTATCAGATGAAATCTCAGAAATAAAATATTGAGTGGCAAATGATGATGATAATCTATTTGAATAAAAGTTATATAGTGTATTATATCCACCCTGTTCAAACCCGTAAGTTTGTAAATCTAAAGAAGGATCAATATAGATGTCGTTATCTAATAAAGAGTATAACGAATAAGGGATAGTACCATCTTCTAAGGAAGGGTAAAGTAAAGAATTATTTAACCCATAAATGTAATATTCAACATAATCACTTTCGGGATTAAAAGTTGAAGTAACCTCTTGGTTAGCAATAAGATTCTCATCAGATACACTATAGGTATCTAATAAAAGAAAATTTGGATCTATAAATAATACTGTTGAGTCAGCCATAATTAATTATTTCTTCTTTCTTCCCTACGTTCTTGTCTATCTTCTTTACGTTGTTTTCTACGTTCTTGACGTTTTTCCTTACGTGTTTTTTCTTCACCTTGATCCATGCTCACATTTACATCTACACTAAATTCTGTAGGAACCTCTAAATCTGGGAGGGTTGGTAGTTCTGGTAAATCTAAGCCTGCTGTGTCTAAGACATCTGCTATAGTATTTAAGGCACTACCCCTTTCATCCAATAGTTGTCTTCTCAACTCAGTGATTTCTTGTTGTAAAGCTTCTATTTCTGTTGTTAATATATTATAACCCACATACTCTGTACTCGTAGTAATTAGTGTTTCGTGAGAGTTATTCCCAGTTTTAGGGATTTCAAAAAATAGTTTGTCATAAAGTATAAAAAATTCATCAACTGATACATCCTGAGTTGATACAGGTTCTGTTTCAGATGGAGCAAGTTGAGTAAATGCAGTATCAACAACCCTAGGGTATTGAGTTTTACTAAATACTTGTTTTTGAAGATTTATTTTTTGTTTCATTATCCATTAACTACCTTAAAGTAGTAATCATTATCATATACTTTACTACTGGTACCATTATCTACCTGGATTAGGATTTTGTAGTATCTTTCAGGTTCTAAACCATTCATATAGATATCAAAATAGTTTGATTTATCATCAGCACTAATCTTAGTATATAGTTTATCAAATCCTACTATATATTCGTTTGTATCTAAATCTTGTATAGCATAATATGAAGAAGTAGGTAAGTAATGTTGAGTAGTATAAATAGAAGATGTTTGGAAAACACGTTTAGGATATTCTTCTCTAACATTTAATCTAAATCTATTTATACTTTCAGAATAAAATATACCAGGGTTTTCATCTAAGTTAATATATAAACTTGAACCTGATAGGACTTGGATATTTGAAGAAGTTTGATATAAATAATCATCCCATCTAAACTCTAATGATGGGGGGTAGATTGTATTTGTATCTATACTATAATATTGAAGTACAGGTTGTATTTGTTTGTTGGGGTTAAACTCAATAGCTTCCTCCCACTTCATAATAAGTCCATAGTTACCAATAGAACCACTATACCAATCATGGACGGTGTTAGTAACTCTTATATCTAAGTCTTTATCACTTCTCATACTAAAAGATTGAGTATAAGGATAAGACATAGCCCCATAAGAAGATGTTGTAAACCAAACACCCCCTCCAGCTACGGCGTAGTGAGGATCAGTATAACTATCTGTACGAGAAGATGTGATTGGGGTTGTAGGGTTACCTTGAGACCAAGGAACGTTAGAACCATCAAAAGCTGGTGTTGCCCAAGAGGCTCCATCAGTTGTTATTGGTTGGTCTAAATAAGTTCCAGTACCGTTATTCCAATCTTGAGCTAAAGGATAGATATATAACTCTGAATCTTCGTTAATACCTTGGGCTGTAGCTATGTTAGATTTTAAATATGCTTCCCAAGTACCTTCTTTTTTATTATTTAAAACATCTTTAATCTCAGCAGTATCAAAATAAATAAGATTTCTAGCAACACTGGGTGATGAAGATAATGCAAGGTTAAGGTTCGATATTTGAGAAATAGGATCGATACCAGCATTCATTGTAGCGAACATTGAATACAAACTAGCGTCCTTGGTTGGGAAGATTTTATATACTGCCATAATATTATAAGTTTACTACTTTACCAGTAATATCACTGTTTGGATATTTTACTTCAAATACCATAGGATCAATCGAAGGGTAAATTACATTATTAATCATTGCACCTACTACATCATATTTGTAGTTTGAATAAGAACCACCAGTTTTATTTGTAAACTCTATATTTTTAACAGTTTGAACACCTTGGACATTATCTAACTGTGCGTATACATCTCTTAGGATAATAGGTTCGTTAACTTGCCACTCGTCAATATTAAAGTAACTTTGTAGAGTAGTGATGCAATTTCTTAATACTTCATTACTATTAAAGTTAGGTAAAGCTATGATTTCAAAATCAATACCAATGTTAATAGGGAATGCTTCTTTTATTCTAATAGAGTCACCTATCATTTTATATTGTGAAAGGTAAGTTCTAAGATTAGTTTTTAAAGCATCTGTAGGTGCTGTTAGTTTTTTTGTTTAAATCAAATCCTAAAATGTATAAATCTAAAACACTATTATTTTCAGTAGATACTTTAGAGTTTTCAATATAAGCTTTAGCCACCTGACCATATTCAGAAGGTAAAGATAAAGCACGTACTAAATAATCATCTAGTGTAACGTTTCTCATCTGAGTACCATAACTGGAAATAATATTTTGTCTTAGTTCCTTAGTTGAATCCCCATCGCCACCACCAGAGGCAGCATTTGGGTTAGATACAGCTAAAGAGTTAAAGGCCGCTTGATAATCACCTGTTGGGTCAGTTGATGAAAAGTTTGCAAAGCTAACAACATTTGTATTTACTAAAGTAGTAAGTGTATTGGATGGTACGTTTGCCCCTGTACCACCACCTGTTAAATATCTAACAGTTAAAGTGGTGTTTGAAGGTGCTATACCATATGTGTTGTTAAAAATAAAGTTTAAGGGTGAGTAAGCAGTTGTTAACTTATCCTTCTTAAAGGGTAGACCTAAACCAACATTATCACTATTAGGTATTACTTCTTCAGTTGTATCATTACTTTTCCCAGCACCAAACTGGATTTGGAGGGATGAAGCATCTAAAAGTCTTGTTGCAAATCTACGTTCAGCTTGTTTTGTTTGAAGTAAATAGGGGACTGATGATTCATCAGTATAGTTATTAGGGTCATTTGGGTTAGTGTTTTTGATTGAATCAAATACTAGTTCTTGACCTAAATAATCTGCCTCATACCACGTATTACCATCACTATCTACTATATCTAAAATACCTATTAAGTTAGCTGCTGAGATTGTTCTTGTAGCAAACTCTTCAGGAGTGGTAAAGGTTAAAGTAGTTGTATTGATTGTTGAAGAAATAGCTTTTCTAGTCTTCTTTAAAAGATACTCCGTTGGATTGTTACTCCCATCAACAGCATATACTGTAACTTCAGTAGGATCTAAAGAGGATGATACAGTAAAATCTATTAAGTCTTCAGTTAAAAAGTTAATACTAGAAACATTAGATTTGATTTGAGCATTTTCTCCTACTACTAAAGCATAGTTAAAATCAGGTGTTTTTGAAACACCTACTGAAGGAACTCTTTGGTAAAAATCTATGTCGGTAGTTGCTACACCTGTTACTTTAGGTTTATAACCAAACATATAAGCTAACTCAAATAAGTTATCGGTTTGATTAGCATATTGAGTAAATGTTTCTTGGATTTGGTTATCCTGGTAAAATGATAATACATCACCTACATAAGATGCCATTTCCATAAACATCATACCAGGTGATGCTTCACTAAAATCGGTGTACGTTGTGGGGAAATATGTTTTAGAATAGTTTATTAAAGCATTTCTAAAACTATTGAAATCCCTGTTTAGGTATTTTATGTCTCTTACTTTAGCCATTATGATAAGGTTATTTCAAGTGTGTCTATATCGTTAGTTTGAGAAATTTTATAATCTAAAACTACGTTGATTGTATTTCTATCTTCTTGGGATGTAACTTCTAAACTAGTAATCTCCACTTGGGGGAAATATAAGTTTAACTTTGATGAAACATCTTCTTTAAGAAAATCTAGGTTATCACTATTAATTTGTTCAAATATAAATTTACCTAAACCACCACCAAACTCAGGGTTACCACAACGTGATCCAGGTTCGGTTAGAAAATAGTTAATAAGGTTTGCTTTTGTAGCATCCTTATTGGTATACGTTGAAGAAAAACAGCCCGGTGATGAAAATGGAATAGATACTCCTACTCCAGTTCCAGGTTTAAAATCTGTGGGTGCTATTTTTCTTGCGTTATATGCCATTATTTACTATTCATTAACCCCATTATTTGGTCTAAACCAACATTCCCTTGTGGTAAATCACTACCGGGCATAGTCCCTTGTGGGTTGAAAGTTGCTACATCGTTTGATGTGAGTGAGGCATTACCTCCTGAGTTCATCATATTATTCATGATGGATTGTCTAGCTGCTTGTTGGGAAGCTGTTGTTGGTTTAGTTATTGGTGTTGCTGTAACAGACTCAGAAACCACACTTTTAGGTGATTTTACAGCCTCAAGGAGGATATCTTTTAATTCTTCTTGAATAGCAGATCTTACCTCTTCTCTAATTACTTTTCTTAATTCATTCAGTTTCATGGTTATAAATATTAGTTTTAGTAAGCTTTTAAATCGTCTCTGTCAATAATAAACTTAAGCTCATCTATTAATACTTGAGGGTTGGATGCAAACGAATATTCTGTTGATATCATTATAATATCTGATTTATTTTTACCTACCGCTCTACTTTCATTTACCCTATCAGTGAAGGGTCTAGTTTCAATCTCTAAAATAAATCCTTTATAAGTACCATCGTTCTCAGAAGATTGAGCCAACAATTCATTATCATATATAGAGTTAATTGAATCTGAAATTCCTGTAAGACTGGCATCCGGATTACATAAAGTGATTAATATATCTAATCTATCAAGTAAATCTACACATCGTACAATTGTATTTTGTACTGTAGCAAAGGCTGGTGATACTTGACCTGCTGTAATTTTTAAAGGTGGTATATTTGGGGTGCCATCGGCTTTGAAAGTTACTGTATCAGCTATAGTATTTAAATCGTTGACGGCTGATACAACAGCACCTGGGATTAATGGGATAGTTTTAGATACTTGGTTTATTGTAAAACTTGCTCCCCTTAATATTTTAATTAAATCTTCTAATATTTTAGCAAACGAGGCTCCAAAATCTACACTTAAGGTTAATGAGTCTAAAATTTTACCTGTATTATTTAAATAGTCTACAGCGTTGTTTCTTTGTTCTATAATCTTAGGTAGTTGGACAGTACAAAATTCTTCTTTAAGTTGTTCCTTTAACTCATCTATATTATCACTTTCCTCTTCTAATGCTACCTCTAATTTATCTACACCATACTCTTTAATAAGATTAAAAGCTAGTGGAATTACAAATTTAGATAGTTTTTGACTTTGTTTTAAGACTAAAGAACCTAACTTTTGTAGTCCTTTAGGTTTTTGATCTTCAGCAACAGCATTATTAATACCTTCTATATCAGTAGAAGTTAATTCTGCTTGTTCAACTCTATCTTTTTTAAGTTGTTCTTTTTGCTTTCTTTGTTCTACTACAATTTCAGGCTTAGGAGCTACAACTATTACTTCTTTTGGTGGGGGAGGAGGTTGTAAATCTATAAAAAAAGCATTTTTTGCATTTACCCCAACAACACCATCAATTACTAATCTAGATGCTCTTTGATAAGCTTCAACTGCAGTTTTAGTTTCATTTCCAAAAATACCATCAATACCAAATACAGGTAGTTCAAACCCTAAAGCAATTAAAGCTTCTTGTAGTCCTATTACCAAACTATTGGGTTGAGCTTGATTGCCAATCCCTCTACGAAGAACTTCTGTAGAAAATAAAAAAGTTTCTACTTTAGGGTAAAAAGCTCTTTTTTGTTCTGCTGTAAGGGTTAGTTTAGTAGCCATTATACTGTTTTTGTTGTATTAGACAATATATTAGATAATTCCGCTTTATAACCTCCTATTTTATCGTTAATAGCTTGGGCTACTAAGTTTGTAGGTCCTATAGGAGTACCTACAGGTACACCTAACTGGTTTTTTAGAGCGCCCGTTAAAAAGTCTAAATCCCATAAGACTTTACTTAATAAATCTACTAAATCGTTACCTAAAACTACAGGTTGAGCCGTTTCAATGCCACCAAGATATAATTCCGGTGTCTGTATTACGGTTTGAGTAGCTGCATCTATATTAACAGATTCTACAGTATTTAAGTTAATACTCTTGGCTGAAGATAGTAAAATATGATCCTGGGTTGAGTTAAATACTAATCTACCCGAGTTTAAGATAATTTGTTTTCCTGTGTATACCTTAGGAAATGTTGGTTCTTTACCCCCATAAGATAAATAACTATTTTGAGAAGATACTTCAATTGGTATTTGTTGTTGAAGTAAAATAAGCTGATGAATCATCTAAGTTTATGTTCTCTGTAATAGAGTTAAAACTTGGAGATTCACTATGTAAACCGTTAGATATAATAGTAATAGGATCTCCTATAGAACCGGTTACAGACCAGTTATTATTTAAAGGGGATATATTATTAGGAACTGTATTACCTAATCTAATACTACCACCAAAACGACCCTCTAAGATAGTATCACCTTCAAAAGCATATAGTGGGTTAACTGTACCTTTTTCTAAAAAATAAGTACCAGGTTTAAAAGTAGTATTTTCTGTAGAATCTGGTTTATTAGGATTACCAGATTGGGTCTCCAAATATCCTTTATTTTGGGATGCAGATTTAGTGTTTTGGGTAGGTAAAGGTAAAGGGTTTGTTTCTTGGGAGTTCCAAAGATTAATAGGATTAATATAATAATAAGTTAACCTATTAAAGTTATTTTGAAAATCACTATTAGCTAATGATACAACCATTACTACCTCGTTTACTAGAGGATAGGTTTTAATGTTTGGGAATAAAGGTAAAACGTTTGGTATAATATTAGAGGTGGATGAACCTACTTCACCTAACACTTCAACTGAAAGGACTCCATCATTTCCTGTTCCCTCTTGATTGATTGAGCTAACACGAGCCGATAAAATAGATCCCTGTAACCTTCTAATTTCATCTTGATTAAATGAATTTTGAATCTTTCCAAGATCTTGAAACAGTTTTAAACCCGATGTAATTGGCATTATTTCTTATCGTTTAGCTTATTAATTTCACTTAGAAGTTGTTCTTTTTCTTCATCAGAAATCCCAAAACTATCTTCAGTATTACCACTACGAGCCATAGCACGTTGGATAATAGTAGCCATTCTAATTAAAGCATCATCGTTTTTGATAGCTAAATCCATATACTCCTTAATTAAAGGAACGATTAAGGTAGCATCACCTATATCTGAGATAAGGGGTTTTAGTTCTTGGATTAAAGCCGATATTTGAGATTCTTTTTTCTTTTGGTTATTGTAAATTTCCTCTAGTAAACCCGAGAATTTTTTACCTCCAAATATGTCTTGATCTAAAGAGCTCATACTTATATTGTTATTATTCGAGTATAAATATGTGTTACTCGAACTCTACATACCCGTTATCCAAGTAAAAAATATAGTTATCTTTAAATATAGCGTAAAGTTGATTTGCTATCTTAGTGATTTTAGGTGTTTTCACATCAACCATCTCACGGATGTAGATATAAAGTGCCTTTTTATTGAATATATCAATATCTTCTCTTTTACGGAAGATTTCTAAAATAGCGTCTGCTATGCTGGCATCGTTCTTTTTAGGGAAAAGTTCAAAGATATTATCACTAACATATATTACAAATAAGTCAATAAACTCACTTAACTCATCTTTGTGAGGTGAATCATCTATCTGATAGGAAAACTTTTCATTCGTTTCAGCTTCTGAAACATCTGCTTTATCTATTCTCTTTTTATAGTTCTTAGTATTTGAGACAATAAGATAGTTTTTTGTAATAGTCCCAAAGTAAGAATATGCTTTGGCCCCCTTTGAAGGGTCAAATAAGTGGATTTTAGATAAAAGGAAGGTGATTACCTCGTGTTGGAGGTGTTCAATCTCATCTACCTCTGTATAATAAAACTTAAAGGTATGGATGATATTTTCCGTTAATTTAAAAAACGGATAGTGGATCTCACGTTCATAAATCTTAGAACGGATTTCAGAATCTGGTTCGTTATTGTATCTTACAATAGCTAGTTCGGTGTCATGAGTAAAGTAGTTTTTACTCTTAGGTCTTCGGGTTTTTTTTATGGCCATTGATATTATAAGTCCACTTTAAAGGACTTGAGGGCAGTATGTAGCACCTTAACACGATCAAAAAAGAAACCTACTTCATCATCACTTTTGAAAGCTCCGTTTTGGTCTATTTCTTCTAAACGTTGATCTATAAACTCAACAGTCTCAGATACGTCTTTAATATAAACCTGGTATGAATTAATTACATCTTCAGCTTTTTCGTTCTTGCGAAGAAGGTTTAGAGTCGTATATCCTAAGATAACGACTAAAACCGAAAGTGCAATTATGGAAACTGTTGTAATCATAAGTTATCGAGCATGTTTTTAAGACCTGTGCTCTGTATAGAACCTAGGGCTTTTTGTTGCTTATTTTGGTTAGACTTTTTATTTGGCCCCAATGTAAAATTTTCCTTTTGCCCCTCCAAGCTACCTTTTAACTTAGGTAACCACTCACGTTCGAACTCAATTCTGGCAGCCATCAAATCCGCCTGGTGTAAAATAAAGGGGAGAGAGGTACGTGGTTTTTGTTCTGGCATAAATGAGAACAGATATTTTTTATTAGCATCATCATATAACCCATCATGAGTTTGGATAGCTAACATTTCGTTAAATGAATATCTTACCCCATGAGACTGGAGCATAAATAAACCACGATCTGGGACAGATGCGAATGGGACTTGTTTATTAAACATGTAATCCTCACCTAACTTTTCACGTCTCCATTTATCAGTCTGGGGGATGTATGATTCATGGTTTTCATCTCCCATCTTCCCTAAATCATGGTTAATAGCAGAAAAAACAAGTTCTTCGGTAGTGAAGGTAGACATATCACATCCTTCTTCTTCCCATAATTGGGCTTGCTTTAGAGCACAACGCACAACACGATTTACGTGTTCAACATATCCTCCAGGAAAGGAGTTGTGGTATTCTTTTTTGTGAGCCGCGGGCATCAACATAATACGTTCTTGATACTTGTTATAGAAGTCAAGAAGTGATTGTTTACGATCCCCCGTGATGTGGGTTTCGATGTTAGAGGTAAATGTATCCCAATTACCTTGAATTTGGTCTGCTGTTAATTTCATAACTCTTATTTAATATTAATTTTCTCTTTCCGCCATTGCTTTCAACTCCGTTAACTCATCATTAAGGGTTTGTAAGCGTTTTTTAATATCTTGGATTGTTGTGTCTCTTTGACCTAATAA